GTTCCGCCTAGTCCACCAGAACCACCACTACCGCCAGATCCACCACTACCACCTGCACCACCATCGTAAGTAGCACCTGTTTCATTTAGTAGAGCGTTGAATGACTTTGCTTCCCAACGACCTGTTTCTGTATTCCAGAACAAAACATAGTTAACACCTTTTGCCGCTGTAACATCGCCCAAGTCATTTAGTAACTTACCATCTGTTGGGTCTGTGATAGCTTCAATCTTGTCACCATCTTCTTCTTGTAGTAATGGATTGTAATCTGAGATTGTTGCACTTTGATAAACACCGCCACCATCACCTTTTGTCATTTCCATTTTGATGTCTTTAAAATTAGCAACATTTGTTTTTGGGTCAATTACAAGTGAGTCATTTATAAGAACTTGTTTTAGATGTTCTGTGTCTTCACCTGCGTAGCTACTTATAGAGTTTTCTGCTAGACCAGTTAAATCTCTTGAACCATTAAGCGTTCTAAAAGCAAGTCCAACGATTGGACCTTCCGATACTGGAAATTTAACTTCTTGTGTAACAAACTCTGGGTCTACATCACTTGGTTTCTGACCTAAATCAAACTGTGTGTTAGACATGCCAACATGACCGTAGATGATCGGAATAACACCAGCATCTACTTGCTGACCCATATCGATACCATCTGCTGTCTTTGATTTCTCGCCCAGTTTAGTTTTCTTAACTGTAGCTATGATTGGTGGCGCACCTTTTTGTTTAATAAAGTTACCAATCTGTGATTTTTGTATTTCTTGCGCTAGTTTTGTTTTAATAAATTGACCTAAATCTTGACCTTTGAACATTTATATCTCCAACTTTCTTGCGCTCGGTTTATTGCCATTTTCTGTTCCCAGACTTGGCGTAAGTGTAAATGATATTTGTGTTGGAGTTAGTTCTTCAACATTCTTAACAAAATACGTTTGTGGTGCGATTAATGTAGGTGTGTTATAAAACAAACGTTGACGCTTTACTTTCAACCCACGATAATCCATCATCGTAAAGCCACTTGTTGCTGAACTCCACGAACTAATTTGCCACAAACTATGTGCGGCTAATGTTAGTGTTGGTTCTGCTACTTGACCAGTTAAATCTGAGCGTAGTGACGATATTGTAAAGTCAAGCCATTCGAATGTTCTTTCAACACCATCCCACTCAATATCAAGTTTAGCAAGACCTGATAGTTCTCGCTCTAACTCATTTGCAACGTATACTTTGTTACTACCACCAATAGAAGTAAAGTCAAACTCCATCAGTGTAACAATAGATTCTGTTACAAGTTTCTGGGATACTATTACTGGGGTTGTCATAGATCGAACACCTCAATCATATTTGCTGTGATTGTGCGTCTACTGTCATCACTCATTTGCACATCAAAACTTTCTACGTAGAACTTACCATCTGTTGCTAGTAGTGCGTTTGCTGAGATATCAACTGCATCTGCATAGAACTGTCTTGCTTCATAGAATTGAAGTAGTGTGTCTGCATCTGATGAACTTAGATTTTCATGTGTTACTGATAATGCACGTCTGTGATAGTTTACACCAAGTGGTGTTCTTTGAATGTATCCGTCACCAAACTCTACAAGTCTATGTCTCGCTGTAGAACTGTAACTTGTCGATAATGACATTCTTGATTGTAGTGGTAATGTTGCCATTATACTAGACCTCCAAATGCTGTGTTCTGTCTAAGAACTTTGTGTGCTACTTGAACAGCAACGCCTTCAATATACTTCTGCATTTGCTGACCTTGGAATTGATTTACACCGCTTGCATCTACACCAGAGATGTTAAAGTTAACACTTGAATTAGCAGAACCACCACCCATACTTGTTTGAACACCTGCTCCAACGCCGCTAACAGGAGATGCAATGACGTTTGGATTTATTGATGTTGGTAGCTTGTTCATTACTACTTTAGATTCTTTAACTGCTTGTGCGATAGGATCAACCATTTTCTTTGGCATCATATCCATATACTTACCGATGTCGTTTACTAAGTCTGGGATTACTGAGTTACCAACTGCCCAATCATAGAAGCCATAGATGTTTTCTTTACCACCTTGAACCCAACCACCGATTGCGTCACCCGCCGCATTGAAGCCAGAACCTACTTTGTCTTTAACTGCGCCACCGAACTCTGTAACTTTCTTGATACCATCTGTGATCCAACTAATCATATCTTGTATTTTACCAATCACTGTTGCGATAGTGTCGATAACTGTTGTAAAGATTGGAATAACAACATTTTCTAATACTGCGCCAAGACCTTCAAACGCTGTAACAGCAAGTGGTGCTATCTTTTCTGCGATTGGTCCAAGTTGTTCTGCAAGTTTAACTAGCAAGTCAAAAATAATACCAAATACTGGTCTTAGAATGTCATTAAAGATTGTGCCAAGTAAGTCAAAGATTGGTGCCGCTTTGTCTGCATTTTCAAATAACATTACAATGCCATCAGTAACAAATGTAACTGCTTGACCAAGTTTCTCACCTAGTGCTAGTGCTAAGTCTTCATTCTTTGCGATGAATGCTGTAAACTTCTGTGCGGCATTATTGATAGCATCTGACAACCCACCTTCGCCAACTGCGATTAGTGCGTTGTTTGCCGCAATGCCCATGTTAGATAATGACACTGACAAGTTAGCACTTGCTTTTTCCATACCACCACCAAAGTCTTCATTAAGACCTTCAAGTAGTGCTTCTTTAAGTTTAGCCGCACCTTCTGCACTTTTACCAAACTCTGATACTTCTAGTCTTGCTAGACCAAGTTTTTCTTCAAAGATTTTGAATACTGGGATACCACGATCAGCAAGTCTGTTCAAGTCTTCTAGACCCAAACCACCACTTGTTGTTCGTGCAAACAAGTCTGTGATAGCGTTAAGTGAACCAACTCTATCTGTTGTTACAGAAGCCATATCACCAAATGTTGTAAGCAATTCTTCTGTAGGTTCAATACCTGCCGCTTTCAATTTAATGAAAGTTTCAGTTAGAGTTTCAATGTCGAATGGTGTTCGTGTAGCAAAGTCGTTGATGAATTTAAATGCATCGTCACCTGCTTTTGCTGAACCTGCTACAGTTTCTAGTGTAGTCTTTAGGTCTTCTGCACGTGAGCTTGCTTCTACTACTGATTTAGTGAATGATGTGATCCCAGCGATTGTGATTGCACCTGCTAAGACACCTTTAAGTTTTCCGAATGAGCCTGATGTTTTATTAATAGATTTGTCAACTTTCTCAAATTGACTACTCATCTTGCCTATTTTTTTATTTGTTGGACCAAGCGACTTACCTATATTACTTAACTTTTTACTAGCATTATCTAATGCTGTGATTTCAATTTGAATATTAGCGTTTGCCATTTCGCTTACTCCTCTTTTCTTTTATTTTTAAATACTCTGCCCACCCAATAAACTCGGATGCTGACATTTCCATAACTTCGTCAACAGTTTTATGTAGTAGTTCTGCTAACTGAAACAAGAAATATGTGTCAGCATCCTTTGTTAGTTTTTTTCGACATCAGCCGATGATGGTTCAGAGTCAAGTATTGCTGTAGCTATACGTGTAACAACATCTGGATCGACTGAATTCATCATGTCGAACTTATCTGCCACTGTAAACATTTTGCTACCATCTTCATTTAAAGCACGGGAGATTAACACTGCTGCTAACGCTTCTGCTACTTTGTTTTCACGATGTAATGCAACGACTTCCTCTGTCTGTTTCAGAGTTGCGCTGCCCTTGTAATAAATCTTTGTATCCCATTCAGGAACATCAATCCATTCAAGTTTGTCTGTTAGTTTAGTTTTAAAATGCCCTTTGGCATTTGCTATTACACTCATTGTATACCTCTTATGCTGTCACTGATTCCGTCATTGTGCCTGAACCTGTAATGTCGAATGAGACTGTTACTAGGTCTGCTGTTGACGCATCAACTGATTTTGATGTTACGATTGCATCGCCTGTGTAGGTTGTTGAACCTGTGCCACCTTCAACAAGAACAACTGTTACAGTTGAACCAACTGCTAGTGTTGCCGCTTGTGCTGTGTCTGCGAAACCTTCGATTGAACCAGACCATGATTTTAGAGAACCCATATTCTCTTTCCATCCGCCTGATCCGAAGTTAGTGAATTCTAATGTATCTGCTTCGATACTGATTGACCACGATGTGATCAGAGTAACGTTTGTTGAATCAACTGATACGCTACCGTCTTTACCTGTAATGACTGCCATTGCTTTTCTCCTGTTAGCCTTTGTCTAAATCACCGTGATTGTGAACATACTCTATGCGAACAATAACTTGTATTGCACCTAGTGGAAATATTACACCCTCATCGGTATTAACTTCTGTAACAAGTGTAGTTATTGCGTAACCACCTCTTGTCGTATCTTCATATAGTTTTTCTTCGATATCATCTAAGAGATTGTTTCTAGCTGAATCAAGATACTTGCCCTTGACGAAACCAGTTAGAATATATTCGATTGTTCCCTGTCTTGAATAACCCATTGCGATATCAGATTTTAGTTCTGACCCACTTTGAATTAACACTGCTGGAAACTGAGCATCACTTAGTTCATCTGGTTCGAAAACATCACGTGAAACAAAGCGAACTGCCTTAATTGATTTAAGAACCTTTGCTAAGTCTTTTGCGATATTTTCTCTGTAACTTGTTTTACTCATCGTATATCTCTCTCAAACTGTCTGCGAAACGCATCTGCTATAAACTTTACTTCTTGCGGACGAACACCAATGAATGGTCTAGTCTTCTGGTTTTGTCTTGCTTTCACTTTTTCTTCGTTTCTCGAAAAGTCAACTTTAACTGTAGTATTGTTAACTCTTTGAACACCAAGATTTGAAAGCATTCTACCACTAAAGTTCAAGTCTGGTTTAGTGCCTCTGCCTTGTTTCTTACGATAATCTGCATATTCGCTAGAGTATCGTTTAAAAGTTCCGCTAAGACCTACACCACGACTTGTTCTATCAACGATAGTTTCAACAGTCTTTTCCCCACTTCTATTTAGAGCTTTTGGAATTGCTCTATTCAGCTTGCTTTTAAAGCTAGATATGAACTGCTTAAACTCACGTGTGTGGATTTTGACTTTTATAGACATTAACGTGTTAACCGTTTACTATCAATTGAGTGACGTTCATCGTCTTGAACTGTGCCATCATCATCAAAATCGTATTCAACGCCATCGTGTAAGATAGCAACGAATTCTTCATTATACTTTTTATGATAATGGTTCATCATGACTTGAAATTTGTCTTCGTCACCAGAAGCATTCCATTTCGTTAGTTGAGGTAGAGCGTATTCTGAAAGAACACGATACACTGCACAACGAGTGAACTGCGCTTCTGTTAATTTACTTGTATCAAGTTCGGCAAATTTTGAATTACCATTGAATGAGTTGTAAGTCTTAGAACGACCCCACCACTCATTACGCAAGCGGCGCTCAATATCTGATTGTGCTTTTGCGTGTTCGTCAGTAAATTCATCTATACCGTAATCAAGGATATCGCTTTGATATTTGATTAAATCATCGTCAGTTGACATTGCCATGTGCGTTCTCCTAGTAAGCAAATAGAGAGGGGAAGATTCCCCTCTCTTTTAGTAAAGTTATATTATGCTACGTTTACTAGTTTGATACCACGAGCTGCGTCTACAACACCAACACCAGCGTGCAAGTTAGCGATGATATCGTTACCTACTGCTGCTGCACGGCGTTGAATTTCTAGGTCAACGTTTTTGAACATTGCGATACGCATTGCGTCTGCGCCAAATACGAAGCCTTTGTTTGCACCTGAGATGTATGAAGATTGGAACATACGAACACCAGCTACTGTGCCGATGAAACCGTTACGTAGACCTTCAGTTTGGAAGTCACCGCCTGCATATGCTGCTGTGCCTGCATCTTTAACAAGGTTAGCTGCTTCTGCTGGTGAAAGAATACCAATTAGTTGACCCATTTCGCCAGTTGCACGAACTTGTGCTACTGCATCGATCATTGCGTCTACTGTCATTGGATCTGAGTCTGATGTTGAAGCTGTGAAGCCATTCATCGCTGCAATTACGTCTGCATCGAAAGCTGCTTGGATTGAGTTACCCAATACACGACCAGTTTCTGCTGGATCGATACCACCTAAGTCACGT